CAAATATTTTACTTGTCAAAGAAAGTTAGTGCAAAGAGCTCCATCTAGATGGGAAGCTGTTACATGTCAAATAAGTATGCATTCTTGGAAGCCAGAAGTCTACATAGACTTCCCATCATTAGATGATGCAACTCCGTCATATTTTACTGAAGATAAAAATTATTTTGAAAAAGGTTATAAATATAGAATTAAAATATCAAAAGATATAGGTATTTAATTATGGCTAATTTTATTTACAAAAAAGCTAAACAAGCTTTATTAAATGGAGATATAGCAGTTGACACCAATGATCTTAAGGTATTACTTGTAAACACAGCAACATATACATCAAATCAGAATTCTGACGAGTTTGTTTCAGATATTGCAGCATCGGCAATAAAAGCAAGATCAAATGCGTTAGCAAATAAAAGTACAACTAATGGAGTTCTTGATGCAAATGATGTTCAATATGAGGGTTATTCTGGAGCTGCCTTTGATGCAATTATCCTATATCAGGTTGGGACCTCAGATGCTGATTCAAGATTAATATTTTATATAGATACCTCTGATGGCCTTCCATTTGAAGGCGCTAATAATTCATTAGGCGTTACTATAAATTGGAGTAACGATAGTAGTAAGATTCTATCAATTTAGGGGAAGAAATGGCAATTCAATATCCAGCAGCACTAGATAACTTAATTAATCCTAGTTCTACAGACACTCTTAATTCAGTTACAGTACCTCATCATCAACAGCATTCTGATCTAAATGATGCAGTTGAGGCAATTCAGACTGTTATTGGCATAAACCCAGCTGGATCACATCTAACGGTAAAAGATAGAATTATAGCCATAGAATCAAATGTTTCTACTCAATCAGTATTAAATGGTTTAACAGATGTTACTATAAATTCAGTTGGAACAGGTGATGTCTTGCAATATAACGGTTCTGCATGGGTCAATGCCACCAAGCAAAATTTAGTAGACGGAGGAAATTTTTAATTTATGTCTAATACAATTAGAATCAAAAGAAGGTCTTCGGGCACAACTGATGCCCCCTCCAGTTTAGAGAACGCAGAACTAGCTTTTAACGAAGTTGGCGACGTACTTTACTATGGTAAAGGTTCTGGCGGAGCAGGCGGCACTGCTACTACCGTAGAAGCAATTGGTGGATCTGGAGCATTTACAACACTTTCCACAAATCAAACTATTACTGGTAATAAAACATTTTCTGGAGTTGTGATTGTTCCAACGCCAACAGCAAACACACACCCAACAACGAAATTGTATGTTGATGATTTAGTTTCAAATATTAATGCAAATATATCTAACGTTGCAACTTCATTTACTGTAGCAGGAGATTCTGGATCAAGTCAAACAATAACATCAGGCGTAGATACGCTCACAATTGCTGGTGGTACTGGTTTAAGTTCAGTTGCAAGCAGTACTGACACAATTACCCTAAATCTTGACTCTACATCAGTAACAGCAGGCTCCTATGGAGCAGCAAATACTATCGCAACGTTTACTGTAGACGCTCAAGGTCGTTTAACTGCAGCAGGCAATACAACTATCAATATAAATGCTGGTCAGATTACAGGCTTCACAGAAGATTCACAAGATGCTGCAGCTGCTTTGTTTACAAATGCAACTCACTCTGGAGTATCTGTAGCATACGATGATGCAAATTCAAAACTTGCAATAACAAATCTTGGAGTTACATCATTAACCGGAACTGCAAATGAAATTGCCGTTTCAGCATCAAACGGATCTATTACAGTAAGTCTTCCTTCAAATGTAACAATAGCAGATTCGTTAACTGTTACTGGAGATTTAGTAGTTAATGGAAACACTACTACACTCAATACCTCAACACTAGTTGTTGAAGATAAAAACATTGTTTTAGCAAACGCGGCATCGCCAACAGACACAACAGCTGATGGAGCTGGAATAACTGTACTTGGTGCAACAAATAAAACTTTTAACTGGGTAGACGCAACAGACGCATGGACTTCATCTGAACATCTTAACCTCCTTGCTGGAAAAGAATTTAAGATTGGTGGAACTTCGGTATTAAGTAATACAACACTTGGATCGACGGTACTCAATTCTAGTCTAACATCAGTCGGAACTATAGCAACTGGTGTCTGGAATGGTACAGCTGTTGCTGTCGCATATGGTGGTACAGGGGCAACAGATGCAGCAAATGCAAGAATTAATCTTGGACTAGGAACAATTTCAGTTCAAAATGCTAATAACGTTACCATTACTGGTGGCACCATTGACGGAATAACATTTGATGGTGGAACCTTCTAAAGATTAAAGACAGCGAAGGTTTTAAATGACAACTCCAAATATTGTACAGGGTCAAATAGCAATAGATCCAATTAATGGAATATTGTTTTACAGAAACGATGCAAATACATTAATAAATACTACACTTCATTGGTCTCAGTATGACTCTGCAACAACATCAAACGCAGATGATATTTTATTAGAAGCTAATCTAACTGTAGATGGAAACTTAATAATCAATGGAACTCAAACTTCTGTTGAATCAACTACTGTTTATATACAAGATCCAATATTTACACTTGGCGGAAACACCGATCCAACATCAGATGATAATAAAGATCGAGGAATAGAATTTAGATGGCATAATGGCACATCTGCAAAATTAGGTTTTTTTGGATTTGATGATTCAATTGGAAAATTTACTTTTATACCAGACGCTACAAATACAAGTGAAGTTTACTCTGGAACAACTGGTGAATTAGTTGCAAAAGTTGATTGGTCAAATATTATTAACAAAGATACATTTGTTAATTCTTTAACTGGCACAACAAATGAAATAGATGTAAGTTCAAATACTGGAAATATTACACTAAGCTTACCTGCAACAATAAATGCAAATACAACTGGAACAGCAGCATCATTAACCAATGCTAGAACAATAGCGATATCAGGAGATTTGACTGGAAATACATCTTTTGATGGTTCAGCAAACGTAACGATAACGACAACACTATCAGCAAATAATTCAAGTGTTTCATTTGCAAACGTTTCGGTATCAAACAATACTTCAACAAGTGTTTTAATTGTTGATAATATTGAAATTGATCCAACAGGCGCAACAGGTGATCAAGTTCTTAAATTTAATGGAACAAAATTTGTTCCTGGAATAGCAAGTACTGTAGCAACACTAGATGATCTAACTGGTGTAACAATCAATGAACCAGTATTAACAAATCAAGTATTAAAATACAATGGTTCAACTTGGGTTAACGGAACTGCACCAGGTGCATCTGGCGGAATAACATATTCATCAAATATTGGTGACGGTTCTGCAAATACATACACAATTACACACAATCTAAATACTAGAGATGTAACTGTAATAACAAGAAACAACGCGTCACCATACGAAGTTATAAACGCAAGATGGGAAGCAGAAACCGCTAATACAGTTGTAATAGATTTTTCTACAGCAATAGATGTGGATTCGGTAAGAGCTTCTGTCTTTGCTGCAGTATCTGGAGAAGGCTATGAACCAGTTCCTGGTCCAGCAATGTCATCTTTAAATGATGCTGGAGACGTAACTATAACAAGTGCTACTCCCGGACAATTTCTTAAATGGAACGGTACAGCATGGATCAATGAAATAATAGATCTTGCAACAGATACGAACGGTAATTATGTTCAATATTTAGTTGCAGGTACGGGTATTACCCTCACTAATGAAACTGCTTCTGAGGGTGGTACTCCTACTATTTCGGTTACCGCAAATACTTATCAGCCACTAGATGCGGAATTAACAGCAATAGCTGGTCTAACTAGTGCCGCTGATAAAATGCCATATTTTACTGGTTCTGGTACAGCATCTGTAGCTGATTTGACATCAGCCGCAAGAAGTATTTTAGACGATTCAACAACCGGAGATATTCGCACAACACTTGGTGTTGGAACTACAGACTCCCCGTCATTTGCGGGCGCAACAATCGATGCTATTCAAATTGGTGTAACTGCAGCAAATGAGATAGATACCGCTTCTGGAAATATAACAATTGATTCTGCTGGCGGAACTATAACTATTGATGATGATTTAATAGTTACAGGAAATATAACTATAAACGGCAATACAACAACTCTCAATACAGAGACTATAACAGTTGAAGATAAAACAATTGAATTAGGATCAACTGGATCACCAAGTAATACAACTGCAAATGGTGCAGGAATTGTAGTTCCAGATGGTGGATCGAATAAATCGTTTACATGGTCAAGTTCAAGTTTAGCTTGGTCTTCTTCTGAAGACTTGAACTTAGATTCAGGAAAAGTATTAAAGATAAATGGAACACAGGTTCTTTCGGCAACAAATTACACAGGAGAAGCCGCAACAGTTGCAGCAAACTCGGTAACTCCCTCGATGCTACAAGAGGGTCCTCCTAGAGCTGGTTTTAGATCACAGCTTAATGCCCAAACCGGAACAACTTATACATTGGCTCTAACCGATTTAGCTAAACTCGTTACCATGGATAATTCATCCACTATGACTTTGACTGTTCCAGCAAATTCAAGTGTTTCTTTCCAAGTTGGAGATAGAATTGATATCCTAAGAAAAGGATCTGGAGAATTAACAATAAACCCTGGTGGTGGAGTATCGATTAATGGAACCCCAGGATTAAAGTTGCGCGCACAATGGTCAGCTGCTACACTAGTTAAACTTGATACTGATACATGGGTGGCTCTAGGCGACCTTAAGGCTTAATTATGACTATTCCATTGGGAAATTCAGGTGGAATTAAAAAAACCCAAAAACCTGTAATAGCACTACGGAACAACGCAATCTGATGCAAACACCGCTATAACTAATGCTGGCCTTGTTGTGGGAACGGTTAGCACTCAGGCAACAGAAGATACCGGATACGCCGATAAGGTTATAATTGCTGTTGACGATGCCAGTGTTATTCCACTGGGAACAGTTATTAATTATACCGTTGGGGCTTTTTCTCCGCCAACTTTTTTTGGCCCTCCGGGATTCTTTGCTCCACCAGGATTTTTTGTTCCAACACCCCCATGCACAAGCTGTACTGGTTCACTTAATTATATAGAAACCCTTTCATATTGTCTTGACGGGTGCCGTTATACGTATGATAGATATCATTGGAATACACCACTTTGCCAGCCAGATCCATGTACGCCGTGCACTTGTAACGCCTATGACGACACCGCTGCAACGCTATTGTGCTGTAGTTGTTTTGGGTGTTATCCCGCCGCCGCTCCATCATTCTTTAGTCCTCCAGGATTCTTTGGTCCTCCAGGATTTGCCGAGCCACCATTTAGTCCTCCAGCCTTCTTTGCTCCTCCAGGATTCAAGTAAATCTAAAATAGATTAACAAATTTATATGTGGTAAAATATTTGAACATTTGAAAATAGGAGAAAAAATGTTACAAAATCCGGAAGATAAAGCAACATTTGCAGTCATTGTAGATGGAGAGGTTGCTTTTAATTGGGTTGTTCCCAAGGAAATAGAGATGATGTATGCGGCACTACAATCTGATCCAAAAATTATTGAAGTTCCAGAAGATCTTGTCGGATCAGTAAATCAAGGCTGGACGTATGATGAAAATGGCTTTCATTCGCCAGCATAAAAATGAACGCATGGCAAGAATATAAGAAAAAACTTGGAACAACAAGACCTTGGGATGTATTGAATCCTAATGCGCCAAAATCTTCTGAAGAAGAAGCGCAACAAAGATTAAACATATGTCTTGATTGTGAAAGATTAGTTCAACTTACAAAACAATGTCTTGAATGTGGTTGTATAATGGCGGTAAAGGTTAAATTAAAAAATGCAACATGTCCATTAAATAAATGGTAAGATAGTTACTATAAGTAAAGATTTTGATATTTTAAATTAAGGAGTCGTCGTGGCCTATTCCGGTTCAGTGTTTGCTGTAAATAATACACTTTTGCTTAAGAGATCTGATGAAGCAAATAATGCGCCAAGTACCTTAACGCTTGGAGAGCTTGCAATTAACGTAGCTGATGGAAAATTATTCTACAAAAATAGCACAGCAAATGCGATAATCCGGAGTTAATCTAATCTCCAACGTTGTTGGTACAGCAAATCAAGTAAGCGTTACCGCAAACGCAACATCAGGAGTTTATACACTAAGTCTTCCCTCTACCGTAAACACAGGCAACCTAAACGCTAACACACTTACCGTTAATGGCGTTTCCATTGATCCAACTGGTGCAACAACAAATCAAGTTCTTAAGTTTGATGGCAATAGTTTTGTTCCTGGATCAGATACCGGCTTAGCTGGAACTGTTCACGTAGAAACAATTGGTAACGGATCAGCAACAAATTACACAATTGCACACAACCTTGGAACTAGAGATGTTGTAGTAGTTGCAAGAAACGCTGCAAGTCCATATGAAGTTATTGATGTTCGCTGGGAAGCAACAACAACAGGAACCGTTACACTAGATTTTTCTGCCGCACCATCTAGTAACTCTGTTAGAGTTGGCGTGTACGCAGCAGTGGCTGGCTCAACAATCTCAATTGCATCAATTGACGATCTTGGCGATGTGACCATTTCTAACGCTGCAAATGGTGACTTCCTACGTTATAACGGTTCCGTTTGGATTAATGATCCAGTAAATCTATCAACCGACACAGTTGGTGACTATGTTTCTAACGTCTCTGCTGGTACCGGCATTACAATTACCAATGCTGGTGGTGAAGGATCAACTCCAACAATTGCTGTAACAGCAAACACATATGATGCCTATGGTGCAGCATCTAGTGCTCAAACGGCAGCAGAAAACTATGCAGCTAACTTAGTTGCTAATGTTGCAACTTCATTTGAAGTAGCTGGAGATAGTGGAACTAGCAAGACAATTACTTCTGGTTCAGATACACTTAGTATCTTGGGTGGAACTGGTCTTTCATCAGTAACTTCAAACACAGATACGGTAACTATCAATCTTGATAATACATCTGTATCTGCAGGATCTTACGGCTCAATGAGCTCTGTTGCAACTTTTACGGTAGATGCACAAGGTAGATTGACGCAAGCTACAAGTAATTCAATTTCGATTACCGCATCACAAGTTTCTGACTTTGCAAGTAGTGCAGTAACATCGCTTACTGGTACTGCTAATGAGGTTGAAGTTTCAGCTGCTAATGGAGCAGTAACGATTGGCCTTCCTTCAAACGTTACAATTGGTCAGGACTTAACTGTAACTGGAAACTTGACTGTACAGGGAAACACCACAACTCTTAACACTGAGACACTAGCTGTTGAGGATAATAAGATTCTTCTCAACTCTAGCGTTACCGCATCACCATCTGCAGACGCCGGAATTGAAGTTGAAAGAGGAACCTCTAATAACGTTGAGATCCGCTGGAATGAAACATCTGACAAATGGCAGCTATCGAATAATGGAACTTCATATTCAGACATAGCTACATCAGATGATATTAGCTCCATAAATAATACTTTAGCAAACATCTCAACATCATTTGGTGTTGGTGGTGATAGTGGAAATATCCAGTCAATTACCTCAGGTTTAGATGTACTAACAATTGCTGGTGGCACTGGATTAAGCTCTGTAGCTGGCGCAACAGATACAATAACAATTAACCTTGATAACACAGCAGTTACTGCTGGTTCATATGGGGATGCAAACACAATACCAACTTTTACAGTTGACGCACAAGGTAGATTGACAGCAGCCAGCTCTAATGCCGTTAACATTCTTGCAAGTCAAGTTTCTGACTTCCAGGCAAATGCAAGAGCAGCCATCAGTGTATCAGGAGATCTTTCCTACAATTCAAGCACTGGTGTTATCAGCTTCACAAACGACGCTGGTGACATCGAATCCGTAACAGCTGGTGTTGGTCTTAGTGGCGGTGGTTCTTCCGGTGGAGTTACATTAGACCTTGCAAATACAACTGTTACTGCAGGAAATTATGGTGCAGCAAATAGCGTAGCTACTTTCACAGTAGACGCACAAGGTCGCCTAACAGCAGCAGCAGATTCTGCGATATCTATTACTGCATCACAAGTTAGTGATTTTTCTTCTAGCGCAGTTACATCATTAACGGGAACTGCAAATGAAGTTGAAGTTTCAGCAGCAAATGGTTCAGTAACAGTTGGCTTACCAGCCAACGTAACAATTGGACAGGATCTAACAGTCACTGGAAACTTGACTGTTCAAGGAAATACTACAACACTTAATACAGAGACTCTAACCGTTGAAGACAATATTATAGTTCTTAACTCTGGAGTTACTGGATCGCCAAGCACAAATGCTGGAATTCAAGTTGAACGCGGAACTTCAACAAATGTTGAAATTCGCTGGAATGAAACCTCAGATAAATGGGAATTCACCAATGATGGATCTACATATTCTGAATTTGGAAGTATTGGTGATTATGTAGGTAACTTGACAGCTGGAACTGGAGTTACAGTATCCAATACTGGAGGAGCAAACGCAAATCCAACAATTGCAATTGGTCAAAACGTAGCAACTAATGCAGCAGTAGAATTCAGCACAGTTGCAGCTGGTGCGTTTACTATTGATTCAACTGGAGAACTCAATACATCAACTCAGGCAGTGACTGTTAACACAATAACAACAGTTGATAGCTTTAGTAAAACAGCTTACAGAACAGCCAAGTACTTGATTCAGGTTACTCAAGGCTCTAAGTATACAAGCTCAGAAGTCCTCCTTGCGCATGATGGAACAGACTCCTACATGTCAGAATATGCTGTAATTGAACTTGGTGCTTCCAGAATACCGTTGGCAGTTTCAACATCAATATCAGCTGGAAACGTGTTGTTAAGAGTGACAATTACAGACGCAGCTTCAACAAATGCCACTGTAAAAGTTGCAAGAACATTGATAGCAGTGTAATAT